CCCTGCAGGAGTTGTCTATCCCAACCAAATATAGCTGACACAGAGTCTTTAAGACTGTCAGCAAATGATACTTTAATGAAGCCATAATCTTCCACGAGGATGTTGGCAATGGTACTCTTGCCTGAGTTGATTAAGCCAATGACACCGACTATGGACATGATACCCTTTCAAATTAATTTCTTAATTATATACTGAATTAAAGAAATCTTCAAATAGTTTTTCTTGAGTTTTGTGACAGTTATCTCGTTTAGAAGAATTATTGCCTTTGGATAGCATCTGTAAGTTTGTCCAATGTCCAATTATGTAAGCGGGAATATTATCTCTGAAGCCTTGTAATTGACTATAGATGTGATCCAATTCCCAACCATTGCTACGATCCAATCTATTGGGATTTATCTTATCAAAATAACATTTCCAACTCTCTGCTGTATAAAAAGCAACAGAATCATAATAACGTCTTTTGTCGCTTCGTTGTTCTCTAGGTGTTATTCTGCCTAGATCAACACCTGTTTGATAATTTTGTTCAATGATATCCGATCGTTGAAAATTGTTTTCAACTCCATATTTTTCAAGATTGGTTATTTTGGCTTTTTCTTTAATTAATGGATGCTTAAACGGATTGTCCGTTCCATATTTTGCCATCCAAGTATCAATTTTCTTTTGAAAAACATCTGGATTGTCTACATAATTTTGTTTGACACTTTTGCTTCGTTTTGTGTTTGTTCTATTGTTATGATTGTTATACATTCCAAGTTTGTTTTGATACGTTGCTTTAGCAGAAGAAGATATGAATGTAAGATATTTGTTTTCATTCCATTTAACATATTCGCCAGTTTGAGGACAAGTGGGCCTTGTATAAATTTCGTTAATTATATGCCACACTCGTTGTTTTGCTACTACAGAATCTGGTAAAAAGTTAGTAGCATCTAAAATTTGTTGCCATAAGATAGGATGAGTTTTGTATAGATACCTGGTGGCAGATTTATTTTTACTGGTGTCATTTTTGATAATTTCTAATAGCATGTCTTTCATACTATTATTTATGCCGCTACCCCATAACGAACCAATTATCCAATCACAAACCAACTCGGAGTCTCACCAGCCATGTAGTTCGTGATTTCAATCTCTAACTTATCAAGCATTGCTTGGCTATCTTGCAATAGCTGTGTTCCATTCAACTGATTGCTGCCACCTGGTCCTGGCAAACTCCCAAATTTACTACGAGCTTGTCCCAAACTACGCATACACAATGCTAAAGTATAATCTTTAATCCATGGTTGGCTGTATACGTCATTTAAAATAGTTAAATCAGGTTTAAAGTTTTCAGTCCATAACAAAATAGTTTCTTTATCTGCTCTGGGACGACGCATGATTGTTAGCTGCTTGGTTGTTGTATTAAATGTAAAGTTAAGAAAACCGCCAAACATCTTAGCAGCTTCTTTAAGAAACATGCTATAGAACGCATAAGTGGCAAGACCTCCTACACGACCACTTTGGATCATATAGAAGTTAACAAAGCCTGCTTCAAATGGTTCATATTGACTAGACGTACCACTGTTAGCACCAATATTTCTTTTATAACAATTACGCACACTTATTACTTCTGAAGGCAAAGTATAAGTGTTAGTATCCATTTGCAATTCTAGAAAGCTATAACTTTCCTCAACTGAGTTACTACTTCTTTGACGGAAGCGACCCAATGCGTATTTTAATGCGGTTTCATAATGAATTGGATCTAATTCAACATCCATCATGCCTTCGCCAAGACTGTAACGAACGTAGTCAAAGATATCGTTTTTTGTTTCTTGAAGTGTAGCCATCGTACTATTATTTATGATATTGTACGTTGTCCGCAGACTGAATCACACTGTAAAAGACGTCCTGATTCGTAACTATCTTTCTTCCAAGATTCTTCTACAGTGTTAAACCAATTAATACATGTAGCTAAATCATTATCATGCAAACTATTGTTTGACGTAATGGCACTTATTTGCTCATTGACATTATTAAAATATCTATTTCTAAACGTATCTGGACTGAATCCTAGATAACAGCAAGGATATACTTTGCCGTCGCCGCTAATGTAAATGGAGCGTCTATTCTTTGATTTACAACTAATTGTCGTTGCTTCAACAGCAGGAAATTCACGAGGAATATGCTGAATGGCAATTACATCTTTTAACTTAGTATCTTCTTGCCATTTACCTAACTTGTGAGTTAATGTACCTTTGCGATCAAATACAGGTCCAGTATCTCTTCCATGATCAACTAATTCAAACTTATCAAATCCTAATTCTTTAGCAAGAGCTCTACATTGCTCAACTTGATGCTGATTATGATCGAACTTTACCATTTTCCATACTGCAATACCACCAGTTGATTTAAAGGCTTGTGCATTGGATATTATCTTTTTCCAATCAGTATCCTGTCTATATAGATGATGAGTATCTTCAAGGCCGTCTAAACAGAATTTTACAGTAGGATATAATGTTCCTAAATCTTGCCAAAATTTAATATTTCTGGCACTGCCATTTGTACTGATTTCAATGAACAGTCGAACATTGGAATTTCTAAAATGTTTTACAATATCATATGCTTCAGTATTAGCAGTGATATCTCCAAAATTTCCGTTAATTAGAATTCCCTGTAATTGCTGTATAAATTCTTTACTGAAAGATTTTGTTACTGTTGCTAAACTTAAATTAGTTTCCTCGTATCCAAAATTAATAGGATATCCATTTAGATTACGAGGACATTTAGGACAACGAGCATTACATAACGTGCTCAATTCAATATGTAGATGTCTTATCTCAGAGATGTTAAACATGAAAACCTAAGGTTACTGCGGAATATTTATAGTGCAGTAACCTTAGGTTATTTTTACTTGGTTGCTTTAAGCAGCACAATATCTGCTGATAGTCTGCCATTCAACTCTACAGGCACTGCCTTAATATCCTCAAGATAGGTACGCAATGCAATCTTCCCACTGACAGCAAATTGCTTGAGCTGTTCAGTAGGCTTACGCAGCGTCTTAGCAACTGACTTCTTCTCATCATATCCTAAGATAGTGCTGCCTTTAATACCTAGCTGACCTGCATCTGCGGCAGCAACATACTTGCCCATCTTGCGTGTCTTGATGTTGTAGATCCACAACTCCTTAGCACCCATGATATCTACTGGGTTAACGCTGACAAGATTAAGTTCAGTGTTCTGCACACAATACTTTACCTTACTAACCATTTTCTCTCTGCTAGGAGCTTTCTTAACACGAGCCTTACGCACTGCTTTCTTAACAGCACCATAAGTCTCAAGAGCATCAGTTAATTTGCTGTAAAACTCGCTGAGGTGTTTAAGTTTAGCTTTGTCAATATGACGATAGCCTTCCTTCAACTGTTCATCAGCTGTCTTGCCTTTAGCAGCAAGCAGCTCTTCCATACGGGGAGTGAATACTTCAGCAATTTGATTGACGAACTGTTGCGGGACATTAGTATTGCGGAACCAAGTGACCATATCAGGTACTTCCTTGCCTGCGTCCCAGTTGTCATACCACTCTTCGATCTCGCCGATGATGTCATGAAACTTCTCACGCATACGGTCTTGGATGGTAAGCTTAACGACGCCACCAACATCTGCTGCCTTCTTAGCAGCAATACGCTCACGCCCAATAGTGAGAATCTTCTCAAACTCTTTCTCAATATATTCCCTAGTAGAATCACGCAGAGGAGCGCCCATCATTAGCATCTTACAGACTTTACCTAGTGTAAAGCCCACACGCCATTCCTCAACTTCATTGAAAGCGTGGACATCCTGTTTGGTCCAGTTACACTTACTGGTACCATACTGGCTGACATACTTTACAAGGTCACCACAGCTATTGTGATAGTTGTAATAGTGGATACCGCGCCACCATTCATTATGAACCTTTTCGTCGGTCCAAGTTTCACAGCCCGCCCACTTGGGTTCGGGGCCAGTAAATTTCTCATCCAAGAAGCGAGGAGTGCGAGTCACAGTCTTCTTCTTTGGGGCGCCTTTAAGCAAGGACTTTTTGGCAGTGGGTTTTGTTTTTGCTTCAGCCATAGCAGATCTCCTATATGATTAGCATACAGCCTATATAGCCGTTGTCAATCAATAATGTCCTTCCAGTTGAGGTTCCCAATGCTTAATACTCTCCTTGAGACGCTCAGTGCCAATCATCTCAACACCCGTACGCTCTTGGTCATCTAGCAAACACCGAGCCCAAGTGACAATAGCATAGTCCTTACGTTCTTTAATGGCGCTCATGTAGGCGCTGTAAGAAATAACGAGATCTTTAATTGCCTGTTCGCTGCGGTCAGTCATGTTAGTTACCCCGTATAGTGTTATAGTGATGGATACCAAACGCAAGGATCATTACCGCTACAAGAGCAAGTAAGGGTCCAAAGAGGATAAACAGGTCAGCAGTAGACATTACTTGCTCCTTGTTAGTTTCATCATGTCAATATGGACTGCGATAGCCTCTGCGTTCTGGCTTCCGTATAGCCATTCTGTATCATCGCAGATGGCATACTCTTTAACACTATCCTCAAGGGTGACGATATAGCAGCGGATATCTGAAAACCCTTTGCGTTTAGCATAGGTTTCAATAGTGTGACACATATCGTTCTTAGTATAGTCCATTACGCAACCTCCTTATCACGGAAGTTAACACGGAAACTCAGCATCTTAAGATTGCTCTCAAGCCCGCAGAGTTCGGCACGCTTTACGCCACGCACACCATCGAACCACTCAACCATAATCCACGGCACCAAAGTGCCAGCAGCATTGAGTCCCAGACGCATACCAACCACTTCGCCGCGGGTAGTACCAATAGCACTGGTCCAACGCACACGATCACCAACACGCACACCGCCAACACTGGGTTCGCTAACATTGCTGTAATTGTAACGCATTGCTTGTTCTCCTCAGTTGATAATGTATATTAGCACAGGGTTGGTATCTGTCAACCTTCGTCGACTACATAAGCCAACTTCAGAGGCTTGACCTTACGGGCAATACCATCGAACCACTTGGGGTCCCTACCGTCCGCATCACCGTGGAAGTTCCAGATCTGGTGTGTGCCCCATTCTGCTACATGAGCATCAACAAGAGCAGCAAACTCGGGGCACAAGCCCTTTTCCTTATAGACCGGCAATACCGTTTCCTTATAGTGCTCGTAAGCATTTTTGAAGATCTTAGCCATTTGCTTGCTCCTCATTTCCTATAATACATAATAGCATGGACACCCAGATCGTCAACCAGAAAATTG